TAGGGCGGATCTCTTGCTCCGTTATGATGGCGGTTTTGCCTCAAAGAAAACGAGGGTATTCTAATGGCTAAAAGACTTCCCAAGGTGCATCTTACTCGGAGAGGAGACCCTAAAATAGGAAATCCTAATGTGGACGATACCGAAAGGCATGTAGAAGCAGTTTTGAAAAAATCTTTGAAAGAAGGAAAAAAATCTTCTGTCCGTTTAGCTTCTTTATTTAATGACGGTGGAAGTGTGAAGACAAAGGTGTACTGATGCCCATACGAAAAGTAAAAGGGGGATGGTCTTTTGCCAGTTCCGGGAAACCTGTATACAAGACACTTGCGGCGGCGAAGAGATCTTACAAGGCGTATCTGGCGAGAAGAGCGAGGGTGTGATGGTTAAGAAAATAGTGGATCAGATGTCCGATCAAATGGATATTTCAAAACAGGAAGCGAGGGGTCTTATGGCTAAAGCAAAGAAAGTTAATGATATGGCTCGTTATATGCACGGTGGCCATGTTTACAATGTCACTTATGGCAGCGAAGATGTTCCTGTCGAATATGGCCGGGAAAAACTCAAGGGTGGTACGGAAGAGTTGATACAAGGCACCGAGTCCCAGGTCCGTGGTCGTTACTTCAACAACAACGATGGAAAAGGAACTTTCTGATGGCTAACGGTAGAACAATTTTTGGATCTAAGTTAAAACCTGAAGATTGGAACAAAATGATCACATCTGATGCGGATCGACGTCGAATGAAGAAAAAAATTCTGGGCGAGTCTGGCAGATCCATCTCCGATGCGGATCGACGTCGTATTGAAAGAGCGTTATTGGAGGAGTCTGGCAGATCCATCTCCGATGCGGATCGTGCGCTAATGATGGAGAAGTATATTAATCGCAACGATGGCGGTATCGCCAAGAAGACGAGGACATTCTAATGCCTGCTAATGTGACATATGTGAGTGAGGACGCCGCGCAAGCCTACGCCAATGAAATTGGTGGATTTGTGGTGCCAATTGATGAAGATGGAGACGGTGTTCCTGAAGGTTGGAGAGTCGTTGCGGAAGGACCTACCCGTGGGCCAACTCCAGAGGAACTTGCTCCGCCTAACGGAAGTTTTCGAGCCGCAGCAGATCAAGAGGAATATTTAAAAAAAGTACAAGAAGCGGGTGGCCCCACGGGAAAAAACATGGGCGGTGTCATTGTCGATGAACTGGGCTACAGGCAGGGTGGAATGAATTTTAATGAGCGCGGTTCCGTCAAGTATTCCAAAGGTGGCGCCGTCAAAGGCAAGAACTTTGCGGGAACTTTTTAATATATGGCCGACCCAACAACCTTTGCATATTCTTTATTAAAAGCTATACAGGCTCGCATAGCACTTACTCAGGACGCCATTCTCCACGGAAGTCCTAAAGATATGGAATCTTATAGGAACTTGACGGGAGAATTGACGGGCTTAGAATTTGCGGAACAGGAGATAAAGGATCTCCTGCAATCTTCGGAGGACGAATGACGAATACCCTATACGTTCCAGATAATGTTCTGGATTCGCAGAAAAAGAAGAAAGAAGCTGTATTATCTGCATATGTAAACAAGAACGAGAAGGTTCTCGATCCGTCTCTTGTTTCTAAAAACCTGCAAGAAAGATTGCCCCAGCCCACAGGATGGCGACTTCTTGTAATGCCTTATATGGGGAAAGCCACTACAGATGGTGGCGTACATATCCCTGATGCTGTTCGTGACAGAGAGGCACTTTCCACTGTAGTTGCGTATGTTTTGAGGGTAGGTCCTCTCGCATACGAAGACTCCAATAAATTTGGCCCAGACGGGCAACCTTGGTGTGAAGAAGGGGATTGGGTTTGTATTGGCCGCTATGCCGGCGCTCGGTTTAAGATTGAGGGCGGTGAAGTACGTATCATCAACGATGATGAGGTCATTGCAACGATCCTGGAACCTGACGACATCAAGCATGTATAGAAAGAAGAAGGAAATCATGGAGATTACCCATGCCTGAAGAAACTAAAATTGATATTGGTGATACCGAAGAAGAAGCGGTAGATGTAAAACTTCCCGAAGAAAAGGAAGAGGAAATTGTTCAAGCCTCGGAAGACGAACTTGAGGATTATAGCGCCGGAGTAAAATTCCGAATTAATAATCTGACCAAGCGTTTTCGAGAAGAAGAGCGGCAAAAACAAACCGCTATTGAATATGCGGACAATGTCCGAAAAGAGAACGAAAATCTTAAAACCCGAATTGATTCCTTGGATCAGGGATACCAAGAGCAGTTTGAAAGTCGTGTTACCAATCAAATCGCTTCCGCCAAGGAACTTCTAAAGCAAGCTCACGAAACAGGAGACGTTGATAAGATTGTTGACGCTCAAGAATCTTTAGCTAATCTGAGCGTAGAAAAGGGAACCCTAAAGGCCGTCCGCGCTGAGACTTCTCCAACGGAACAAGCAGCACCACCTGTAGTGGCTTCGTCTCCAGCCCCTGCTCCTGCTCCGACCCCTCCAGATCCTAGAGCAGAGGAATGGGCTTCTAAAAACTCCTGGTTTGGAGATGATGAAGTTATGACATATGGTGCTTTTGGCATTCATAGACGGCTTATTGAGGATGAGGGGTTTGACCCTCAATCAGATGAATACTATGCTGAACTAGACACTAGACTGACAAGCGAGTTTCCTCATAAATTCGATTCTAGGTCTAAAAGCAACGGGGGAAGCCGAAAGGTTGCGTCAGCCGAGGCTTCTGCATCCCGCAATAGAAGTGGACGAAAAACTGTGCGATTAACGCCCTCTCAAGTTGCTATTGCAAAGAGGTTAAATGTGCCACTTGAAGAATACGCTAAATATGTGAGGGATTAATCATGAGTACTGAGAACACAACTCACCAAAAGTCTACGAGAACGCCTAGGGCAAATCAGACCCGTGCAACCCAAGCACGCAGAGAACCTTGGAAACCACCGTCCATGTTGGACGCACCACCTCCGCCAGAAGGTTATAAACATCGGTGGATACGGGCAGAAGTTATGGGTTTCGATGACCGTAAGAACGTGGCAGCACGATCCCGCGAGGGATACGAACTGGTACGTGGTGAAGAATACCCAGACTTTGATATCCCGACTGTCGATGATGGAAAACATGCTGGCGTAATTGGTGTTGGTGGTCTTCTTCTAGCGAGGGTTCCGGTTGAGATTACTGAGGAACGCAATAGTTACTATCGTGGCATGACTCAGAATCAAATGACCGCTGTCGATAACGACTTAGCTCGTGAACAACATCCAGCGATGCCCATCAGTAAACCTGACAGGCAATCTCGTGTAACTTTTGGAGGTCCTCAAAAAGAGGACTAGGAGAAACAGTAAATGGCTAATTCTAATGGAAGCTTTGGCCTTCGTCCTTTAAGCAAACAGGGCGGGGCCGCTAATTCCACTGGTATGACCCAATACTCCGCGTATGAAATTGCAAACGGCAATACCGATAAGCTGTATCACGGAGAACCCGTGATTCCGCTTTCCACTGGCTTTATTGGCGCTCCTGGCGCCGCTGCTGGCGGGACAGTTGGTATGCTGGGCGTATTTCAGGGTTGTGAGTATGTGGATTCTACCACTGGAAAAACTGTCTGGAAAAACTACTGGCCCGGTTCCGGGGCAGATTCAAACCACCCCGTAAAAGCGTATGTCAATGACGATCCAATGCAGCTTTATCTTATTGCAACGGATGCGACATGGACGAGCAAGGCTACGGCGCGTGCCGCGGTCTTTGCAAACGCCAACTTCTCAACCGCTATCACAGGAACAGACGCTACTGGTGTTTCGTTAGGTCGCCTAGCGATCAGTACGATTGCCACCACAGCTGCTCTGCAAATGCGTATTGTTGGTTGGTTAGATGATCCAGAGAATGCTGATTTTACAGCAGCTGGTATTGGGGCAATTGTACGGTTGAACAACCACTTCGGTAGCAATAACGGTGCTATTGCAGCTGGTACACCTTCAACCACTGGCGTATAGGAGGGTTTGAAAAATGGCTATTAGTAGAGCACAACTAGCAAAAGAGCTAGAGCCTGGCCTCAATGCCCTTTTTGGTCTTGAGTATGCCAGATACCTTGACGAATCGGCTGAAGTTTATGACACAGAATCTTCCGAGAGGGCCTTTGAAGAGGAAGTCATGCTTTCAGGTTTCGGGTCTGCGCCCGTAAAAGCTGAAGGTTCAGCAATTTCGTTTGATGATGCCCAGGAAGCGTATACCGCAAGGTACACGCATGAGACTATCGCGCTTGCTTTCTCCATTACGGAAGAAGCAATCGAGGATAATCTCTATGATCGTCTGGCTTCGCGT